CTATCTCGGAGCAAATCGAGTTAAGTTCTTTACGTACGTATAATAGATAAAATCTATTTCCGTATCACCGGGCTTTCTGTTGACAGTAAGGAACGAAAAGAATTTCATTAATCTTTTCTCTTCTTCGAAGATAGTTTTAATATCATTCAATTCAGGGATTAAGATCTTTGCATTATTAGGTTTAATCATATCTCTAAGAGATTTGATCGTATCTAATAGTACATTATGTTTTAAACCACCACTAAAATCCAATCCATTTAAATTATTGTACATCCAATCACGGGACTTAATACGTTCCAAAAAAGGATGGAGCTCCCAATCACTTTGACTAAGACCATAGTTAGAAACTATTTCTTGAGTCAAAATAATTTGGTTAAGGGGTTTTCTATGTTCGAAGACTTGAGAATACAATTTCTCGGATCTTTTAATTAAGAAAACAACATAAGCTCTCTTAATCTCCTCTAAAGAAAAAGGGGACCAAGGGTTGTCTTTATGACCATGGACTAATATATTTTGATATTTCCCAAAAGGAAAACCAAGAAATATTGTAAGACGTTTATAAGGTATTGGTGGAACTAATACTCTTAAAGACGCAGAAAGTTTCTCCCATTTCAATGAGAGAGCTTTCCTTTCCACAATCTCTACCCATAAAGGTAGGAAGTCTCCTAAAGTATTATAAGAAGAGAATAATTTTGGAGTAAGAGGCGAGATATCTTCAGATTTGAAATATAATCTTTTTGCTATCTCTCCAACTTGACCAAAATGACCAGGAATAATAGATTTAGATTTAGACACTTGAACACCTAGAAGATCAATGATCTTAATGTAATGAGATGCCATTTTAGGGCAGATAATCGAAAGATCATCTCCTATCATGATATACTTAGAACAAATAAGATGAAAATCTCTATAGCCTGACTCTATACCACATAATAATAAAATTACGTGATGAGAGATGGTAAAGGCTGACCATGAGGTGTAAAACCCCATAGGTTGACCGATACTGTAGGAAATAAGATTATCATGATAATCAGAGGTAAAGTGCCTATTCTTTAAAATGTTGAACCAATGGTGAACAATAGGATGAGAGAATAATCTCTTCATAATATGTTCTGTCACCGAAACAGGAAATCTATCTGTAGCAGCACTTAAATCAAAACAGTAAGCTGAATGACCTGAGGATAAAAGTCTTTGTAGTTTCTTAGAAGTATCTTTGTGACTAAAAGTTCCGTCACTAGGAAACCGTCTTAGAAATTTCATTAAAACTTTATGAATAGGTTTAAGAGCCCTTTGGCTGAAATAATCGCCAAGAGCAATCAACCTAGTCTTACCACCTCCTTCTGAAATAAAATGAAGGTGTGATAGTGAACCTCTAGGAAATGAAGCATTACTGTCCCAATTTGAGAGAGTTTTGAGATCTTTCAAGATATCAATATCTCTAAGGGCATAAATATAGATGAGAGAACCTAGAAATTCGGGCTTCGTTTGAAGAAGTAGTTTTGCTTCATAACAAACAGAAGACAAAACTTTTCCATTAGGTCCACCTTTTAACCTAAAATCCAAGTCATTCCTTCTCATAAAGATAGGATCTTCTTTATCTAAGGGTAAACGAACCTTGAGCAAATCTAAAGCTCTAGAAAGATTAAGACCGAATTGAGACATGAAAAGATCATGATTAAACTTAGATGGTGAAATGATATTATCTAAAGATATATCAACATCACACGTCAATAATCTATAACAAGAGAAAACAGATAAAATACATTGTTTTCTTTGGGATGTTAAAGGAACTCGGTGGAGGATAAAACAGAACTTCTTGGGAAATAAACGCCCAATGGGATCTCTGACACATCTAAACCTATAATCTTTAATATCAAGATGAACTTGACCTAAGAAATAGCGTGATGCTAGAAAGAACCATTCTTTCGCTCGTTTAATAGCATACTGTTTTCCATTATAGCGGATCATTAGTGATATAGATCTCTTATAAAGAGAAATAAAATCATTGGCGACCTTTGGTGGGAATAGTAAAGAAACATAACGACTAATCTGCTCTTCAATAGGTGGAAAACCTGGAAACGTTAAATTTTCAGGAGTCTTTCTTACTTTGGTTTTGACCATAGTTTTACCTTTTCATTCGTGAGAATGGGGGTTAGAGACAAGTGGAACCTAGATGCAATCGTGTTGCATCT